CTGACTCCATTTTGCTTTCTTGTACCTGTTTTACAATTCTTTGGTGCTTGTATCTAGCATCTCGGCTAGAGCTAGATGTGTAAGTCGAGAAAGAATCTTTTTTCCTTTCTTCAAAAAGATCTTTTAGCATACGGATAACTTCCCATGTGAAGGGTCTCTCATCTTCCTCTGCATATGCCCAAATGATTTTTGCCATTTCGGACGGGAAACTGATGGATACACGGTAGGATTTCTGTTTTTTGTTCACATTGAACCTCCTTTAAATTAGTTGAACCTACCTGAACAGTATATGTCAGTATTGGATAGTTGTCAAATTGCTCAATACTGTTTGCTCATTTTGTCCCTTTCTCCGACTTTACAGCGAGTGCAATAATACTGTATACTGTCTGTAATAGTAGTAGTTGTTCTGCTAGATTGCGTGCAGTTTTGCAAATGAAAGGAAAATATGATGCCATTCGATCAAGAAGAGATTAGGCCTTCGTATACTGACAAAGGTAGAGAATATTACAATCGAACAAATAGTGCAAAATATGTGCAAATGACGGATACGGGATTTCGTAGAAAAATACAAAAAATTGAAGCGGAAAATGGTATTACCATTCCGATGATAACAAGAGGGGGACAGCAGAAGCTTGTTGATAAGCGGATTTTAGATCAATTTAGGAAAGGCATTTATGTTGGGGAGGAAGATAAATGGATGGAAGAACTGAAAAAGATCATTGACCAGATCTATGCTGAAAGGTAGCAGTAAGGGCTCCCAAATTGGGAGCCCTTTTTGATTAGAGGAACTTTGAGCGTTTGAGAAGATCGGACAAGAGTCCTTTCCCTTGAGGTGAGATATGAAGTTTTTCATCTAATACTTGCTCACCATCCTGGTAGGATGCATGACTGATACAGGCCGGATCATCACCTGCTGAGGAAAGAATAGATAAGTCAGTACGAATTCCATTTTCGTTGTACGTGTACGATTGTTCTGTGTCATTCTCAACATATGTCACATTTTCGCTGTTCCCCATGGTCCTAACCTTTCTGACTTGGGAATATGATGTTATACAAGGCTATAGATACTTTCACTATGTCGAAAGCATATTATATTAATAATGTGCAGTTATGTCAATATGGTAGGGCTAAAATAGGGGAACTCCCTAGTATCAAATCCCTAGCGATTCTTGCTTAGTTGCTTCCCTGGCAGCTTTGCGAGCTTCCTTGGCTTTCTTTTCTTTCTCTTTCCTCTTCATGTATGCATCGATTAAATCTGAAGCTTCTCCCTTGGTCATCTCATCGGTGTAGGGTATTTTTTTCCAATTCATCATGTTCTTCTGGGCTTCAGTGATCAGATCGGCTCTTCTAGGACTTGGATGAACTTTATCTAGCCAGTGAACTGATTTGGGCTCTGCCAGGATCTTGCGAGCTTCTTTTTCAGCTTCAACCTGAGCCCAATCGATAGGAAGTGGGTTTTCAGAGAGGTATGTTGCATTGTCGCTTGCAGTGTTGTAAGGCGCTCGTTTGAAAAGCACATAGTATTGCTCAGGATTATTTCTGGAAGGTGTGAGAGCTATTTTGTGTTTCTCTGCTCCAACCTCCAGTAAGAATGCTCCATTTGGCAACTCTTTCCATTCAAGCTTCTCGAATAAGTCAATATGAACATCCTGCAAGCGTTTCTCTTTAAGCTTGCGAACTTGGATTTGCCTATCCTCATTTTCACACTTCTCACGTTCTAAAGCTTCTAGTAATGTCTCGTTATCATTAAGGTGTTTGACAAGTACCTTTTTAAGGTTTTGAGGTGATAATCGATGATTAAGACAATTATCAGTTATGTCTAGTAGAACACATTCTTTCTTTCCAGGAGCTAATCGAAGTCCTCTTCCAAACATTTGTTTGAAAAGTCCTGCGCTTTGCGTTGGGCGTGCTCCAATAATAACTTCTACGAGGCACTCATCCCATCCTTCAGTCAACACCATCACGGTACAGAGCACTTTAATTATTCCTAGATGGAAGTCATGGTAGATACGCTTGCGTTCTTCGATGGGAGTCGTACCTTTGATGACAGCAGCAGGTACACCTTGCTTGTTAAAAGCAGAGCAAAGGTCCTCTGCATGGATGACAGTAACACAAAAGCATGCCGCTCTTTTTCCGTTTGTATGTTCTTGATATTTCTGAACAATGAGGTTATTCCTTGCAGGTGTATTAACTGCATTGTTTAATTCTCCTTCATTGTAGTCTCCCATTGAAGTTGTTACATTATCAAGGCTAATGTGTGTTTGGATGGCAATAGCCTTGAAATTGCAAAGATAACCTTCTACAACCATATCAATGATATTTTTGCTGAATAGTGGTTGTTTGCCTTTTAAGATATCTTTTTTGTCAAGTCTTTCAGGAGTGGCAGTTACACCTAGCACAAAAGCATCTGGCAAGATTTCAAGTACTTTTTGATATGACTTGCTTGCAATGTGATGTGCTTCATCAACTATGATGAGAATGAATCCCATTCTTTGTAGCTTTTCTAGGTGTTCCGGTCGACTGATAGTTTGGATGGATGCTACTGTTATTTCACATCCATACTCATGAACACCTGAGCCAACTTTTCCTATAATGGCAGTAGGTTGGATCATTCGGTACTTGTCAGCGGCTTGCCCAAGTAATTCGTCTCTATGTGCTATTATAAGCACATTTCCTTTGTGCTCTTTTTGTATGTCGTGTGCTGCTTTTCCAAAGCAGATCGTCTTCCCGCCACCTGTGGGAATAACTATTATTTCGTATCCATTCTTATCTTTCTTGTATGCATCAAGAACACGTTTAACACATTCCTCTTGATAAGGACGTAATTCTATAGACATATAACCTCCCTGTTATGCTGTTTCTTTGTTTTTCTTGTAAGCTTCCCATTCTTGTTTATTAATGAGATATTTGACTTTGCTTACTTTTAAAGCAATTAAGTTACCTCGTTTAATCTCATCTCGAATGAACTGAGCATTCATGCCAAACTCACTAGCTGCCTCTTGGCAAGAGAGATAGTTTGATCGATCAATAGTATTCATCACTTTGCTCCTTTCTATGAACTAATCAAGATTATACCATACTAATCATAATCATTCAATACTCTTGACAATTATTCGATACTAGTCTATACTGATGGTAGTTAAGGTTACATGGCACAAAAAGTTGTAGACCGAGTCTTGTTTTGAGCCTAATCGTGCCATGTAACCAACGATTAAATTAGAAGTCCTAGCCATGTCTAGGCAAGAAAGAAAGAAAATGCAAAGTTTACGACACATGCCAGCAGAAGAGGCTTTTGACAGAGCAACCGAAAGAGCAGAAAAGGCTGCTGAAGCAGCGAAAGCAGCTAAGGCTGGTGGAAAAAAGCCTTTATTCTTATGGTTGAAACCAGGGCATAAAGCTTTAATCCGTCCTCTATGCCCTCGATTGTCAGGCGGCGTCAAGTTGATGAAGCACAATCAGTGGAATAAGGACAGAGATTTGAACATCTCATCAATTTGTGCCTGTGAATTAGAGCCAGCAAAGCCTTGTCTCTATTGCGAGATGGCAAAGGAGAACAAGAAGTTGACTGCTGGTGAGTGGTTCTTTTTGCCTGTCTATGTATATCAGGTGACAGATTCGAAAAATAATATTGTCACGTATGAAGAGAAGCAAGAAGATGGTTCTAAGGTAGAGAAAGAAGTAAAAGGAGTTGTCCGACTTCTAGAATTGACTCCGTTTGGTAGAGTTGGACCTCTCTTCCATTACTTCAGGAAGTTTCCAAATGATCCTGATAATTGTTTGCTTAATGAGTGCGATTTTACGATTGAGCAGATTGGTGAAGGAAGTGAAAAGAACTTCCAGCCTATTCACAAGAACGCAAAGCCTATGCATGACAGGATCAAGGCTATATCAGCCCAGGTGACGGAACAGTCAATGTATGAGCGGATCATCGCATTTTGTCCGCCCAAGGTTTCAGAGGATAATAGCAATCCTTTTGAGGATGCCCCCCGCAAGGGGAAAGCTTCAGATGATAATCCTTTTGAGGAGAACATGTCAGATAGTGATTTTGAGTTGACTAAGAATAATGGCAAAGGAGTAGACTTTGGAAAGCATCTTAAATCTGCTCCTGTAGCAGAAGAGCCTCTTGACGACACCATCACTGATTGGTAATTTAGATAATTCGGGCATAAGTACACACTTATGCCCTTTCCTTTTGCAAGGAGACAAAACAAGATGGAACTGAATAAAGATGCAAAAATCAAGCTAGAACTTAATTTTATAAGCGCTACTGTTTTACTGGAAATTGTTAATGCCAGTTTAGATAAACTGCTAGAACAATCATCTATGGAAAGCTTACTTAAATATATGATAATCAGGGAAATTGCAAAGGAAATACTTGATCAAATTGTCTCGCAAGAAGAACAGGAGAAAATTATAAAAGAACATGAAGAGACACTTCTTCAAGCCTTGAAAAAGGAAAGAGAGAGCAAATAATGAGCAAGAAAACACAAAAGTGGATAGAAGAAACAAATCTTCAGAAGGGCAAAAAGGTAGAAGTCATCAATGAACATTCTCATTTCTATAAATGGATTGGAGTCTGTGAAAAACCTGGAAGTGGAAGAACAGGAGGAGCCGGATGGTATGTTCGATTTGAGAATGGTCAACTTGCTTATATTGATTATGGATATAGATTTCTTGAGGAATGGAGAAAATCATGAACCTCAGAACTGTAGCTGCTTTATGGAAGCAAGATGTACTTGAAATGTTCAACAGGTGGAATGAAGACAAACCACTTAGAACAGGTTTTCCTCACGCTAGCAACATTCTTGCTCCTGATCACTCCTTCTGTATGCGTCAACTTGTTCTAGCAGCTCACTATCCAAATGAGTGTGAAAGACCTCCCACAAAGCCGTGGGACACACTTACAAATGCTCGTTTCAAAAGTGGATGGAAACTGCACGAGAAGTATCAGGAGTTGTTTCTGAAATATGGGAAAGTCGTGTATTTCAATGATAATTTGACGACTCCTGAGCTGGACTATTCTCATTTTGATGATACGCGGTTGCTATGGTTCTCTCCAGATGCCATTCTAGAGGTTGAAGGAGAACGCATGGTCATTGAAATCAAAGGGTATAAAGCCGAGACGTTTGATAAGATGGATGAGTCTGGTGATCCTCCAATTGATGCTCACAAACAAGTAAATCTTTACCTCCATTTATTGGAATTGAAACATGGCCTGATCTTGGTTGAGAACAAGAATACCCAGGAGCCGAAAGTCTGGTGTGTTGAGTATGATAAAGAGCTTGTACAACCATACTTGGATAGGATCTATCAGTTTAAAGGCGCTTTGCTTAGAGCTGAGAATGATAGAGGACTGCCTAAGCGAATATGCAGTTCTTCCAGAGATAGAAATGCAGAAAAGTGCTTGTGTTGTCAAGTGTGTTTTAAGATGAAAGGATAAACAAATGGAGATTGAACAGAGTAAAACAACTTCAGGCAATCAAATGATTGAATTTGTTGATCAATCAGCAAGTGATTTAAGCATGTGGGTAGAAGAGCGTTCAAAGCAAGGAAAAAGTACAAAACTTCTGTTCTTTGATACTGATAATGACTATTTCAAGTTCACACAGAAGGATATCAAAGCTCTACTGCCCTATCTCCAAAGCTTTACCGAGACGGGACTACTAGAGCCACTCTCCCCCTTGCAAGGGGGAGAGTGAGCAAATTGCTATGGCTGCTGTAACTAAAGATCCTGTCAAACGCATTGAAGCTATTAATAGCTTGTTTGATAAAGTAAAAAAGGAAGCAGACTACTACAGGCGTCAATGTGATCAATATATTGATCACATTGCAAATCTTGAAGAATTGATAAAAGATTGGAGTAGTCTTTTTGAAGTTGTTTCGAATTCTACATTGGAAGATCTTCAAGAAAAAACATCCAAGCTTTTAGGAGAGGAGACACCATGAGCCCACATGACCTATTTAGATTTGTGCAAGCAGGAGGAGACATCACCACTTTCCTGCTAGACTTGCACGAGCGCAATACTGGCAAACTGCCAGCTATTGCTGATACTCCAACAGTTTCAATGGCTACAACCTCAAGGTCACTACCAGCAATCCCTAAGCGATTCTATATCGATGAGGATGGCAGACGATGCTTTAAAGTTACTGATCTTGTGTCCTCTGCTAATCAATTGGTAGAGGAAACTGTAGACCGTTTCTATCAAGCGCTTGGGGACTACCCCCACGAAATTATTTTGTGTCCAAGTAGAGCTATATTGAATCCGCATATCCAGTACAGCCCTAACGAATGGACGTTAATCCCATTTTCTAAGTCTTTTGTATTTCCGATAGATTATGATGTTTTGCTTAGGAGGTAAGGATGCTAGTACTTAAAAGAAGAGTAGGAGAGGTTATTTTCATTGGAGAAGATATTAGGATAGTTGTTCTTGGTATTGAAGGAGCAAAAGTAAAAATTGGTATTGATGCTCCTAATGATGTTGCTATAATTCGTGAAGAATTAGTAAAAGAGGAGGTTTCAAATGTTCAGACAACAGATTGAAAAAGGCGCTGCACTCCTGGATGAAAAAATACCGGAGTGGGAGTCAAGACAGAAACTTGGATTACTCAATATGAAAAGCGGATCGTGTTGCATTCTTGGCTGGAGTGAAGATGTCCAAGACTACTGGATAACACTTAAGAGACTTTTCCTTCTAGCTCAAGATGAAAGAGAATTGTGCGAGATCGCTTACGAGCATGGATTTAATATCAAACCGCATGATGATAGATATGGTTTAACAGAGGAAGGTGAGAGGTATTATGCCTCTCTTACAGAAGAGTGGAAGAAATTTATTGAAGAAAGGAGAAAACAAAAGAGATAATAGGCATCTAGGGCAGTTTTGATACTGCCCTTTCTTTTTTTGCCCCAAGCTCACTCTCTTCTACGGTCTTCTCAGAGCCAAAGAGCCCAAATAGGGCTCTTTTTTATGGAGAGATTGCAGAATACCACTCTCCCCTTGCAAGGTGGTTTCTCTGCCATCTGGTGAAGACAGGGATAGGCGGAAAGTATAGGGCAGTTTGCAATCTACACACTTACAGTCTTAACCATCCAGAAATCACTAGCCAAGTTACTGTCTTGTAGATAGGCATAAGACATACTAAAGTATCCCGTGCCATCAATACCCCATCCAGTTCCCCAACTATTTCTGAATAGAAACCTTTGCTGACTATCGTCATATCCTACACACAAAACCGCATGGCCGCCGAGCACTGCTTCATCTGGTCCTGGCATCGGGACTATACCATCTTGTGCTACCTGAGCAGATTCAAAGCTGGTGTAAACACTGAATCCAATCACGAATGGATAGCCAAGGGCTAATACTGTTTTCATCTGCATAATGTTCTGCATAACGCGCTGGTAGACAATCGCCCTATCCTTTAGTGCGTCATTGTAGCAGGATTGGGGTGGTTTTGTGGTGAATTGGTTGAGATCGTAGGGCCATTCTAGCTCAGGACAATCCCCAATCTTGGCAGCCGATTTGATGGTATCTCGAATTGTTGCACCTGCATCCACCGACTTTGTGTTCTTCGATCTGCTGTTGTAGTAGAGGAAAAGATGAGAGGTTGTGAAGTCAGCTAGCCCTTGGATTTTTCTAGCTACACGAATAGCTGCTCCACCTGCAAAGGATGTACAGCTTCCAAGTTGTCCTTGGTCCTCTACCGGAGGACACAAATCTCGTAAGTCAACAGATGTTGGCAGTGTAAGTCTTTCGGCGATGGCAAATTTCTTATCTCTATGGTCTGGCAAATCAGGAATGTAACCATAATGATGTGTCATATTACTTCTCCATTCCAGTGAGTTGCCACCGGGTTTCTAGTGCCCAATGAAACGCCTGCTGAAGCTGAGTCGTCACCAAACTATTCTCACGCCCTCCGGGTCCTCTGTTCAGATCGTTAGAGAGCTTTCTAGATGCTTCAATGGCTACATTGATCTGCTGTATCAATGCTTCATTATCTCTTACTAATCCTTCATTGCTTGTATTTTTCATTGTCTAACCTTTCTACCGTACAATAACGGTAATTATCTGTTTGAACAGCAGTATGCAAAAATTGGTGATTGTGCATACTGACAACAAAAGAAATACTCCAATACCAAGCCATATGCCAGCAGGCTTGCTAATGTTTATGTTGATCGGCGCGTACACTAGTGGAGGTGGTTTTTCCTCTGGTAGTCTGATCCTTCTCATCACAGGCATATTGGGTATGGTAGTTATCTTGTCGATGGGATTGGTTTTGTCTTCCAAGCTGTACCTCCTCCTATGGGTGATTGCATACCGGATCAGGATGAAGGATTCCATCCTGATCATCTGCATGAGTTGCTGGTAGGGATTTTTAATGTCCAAAGACAATAAAGAGAAGAATGACAAGAAGAATAAGCTCCATTATGATCCCGTTGTTCCGACTACAGGTGTACTTGTAGTCGGCAATTGGTTTACAGCAGCTTCTATAAACGAGCTGAGAATATCGCTTGAGGGCAAAGGCAAGTTGAAAGCCTTGAAAAAGCCTGAAAGCGTATCCATAGCAAGCTGTTTTTTCTCAGCACTTGTTTTACCTGCTCCAAATTGCTCAGCTTTCAAAACTGCAACATCTGCCCATTGCGTAATATACGCTCGTTGTTGCGCAGGAATATGAACAACAACAATATGGCAAATGTAACCAATGATAAGAACAACTAACGGTACGGCGTACTGCGCTAAAGATGCAATAAGTACATTCATGAATTTAATCCTTTCTGTTGAACAAGATGAAGTAACATGTTTGTTTGCTTGAGTAATTCAGCATCTTGCTCATAGAGATGCTGAATAAGTTGTCGCGTTTCCTCCTCTCCTTTCAGATTTATTTGGTAGTCGTGTTCGGATGCCAAGCGATCCTTTGACGCTTGCCTGTTCTGACTCATCAAAATAACAGGAGTAGCAAATGCAGCTTGAAATGATAAAGCGAGATTTAATAGTATATAAGGATATCCATCAAAATGCACAATTAACGCAATAGTATTTATAATTATCCAAATGATTAAAATGATGCTTTGAGTGATAATAAATCTCCAACTTCCCATGATTGATGCAACTTTATCTGATACTTTTGCCCCAACACTTAACTGATCGTCATGAACTTTATTGATGTTTTTAATTTTATATATATGGGGTTTATGCTCGAATAATTTCATTCTTTATCCTCCATGCGTATAATTGTACTTTTCCCATTATCTGTGATATCTATAATATCATCCGATATGGTGATAACCAGGCCTCTATTTTTTAATGCAACTTTTATTGTTTGTATTGTTTGTTTTAACCGACTATTATCATTTCCAATATCGATCAGCTTGCGACGGATTGACTCTATTTCTTGCTGCATTGCTGCAATTGCATCATTTTGTGATTGGTTGGTTGCGTCCCCCACTTTGCTTCTCACCAGTGAGCGAGAGGCAGCATAGGCAACCCCAAGTGCAACAATCATACTTACTAAGCCTACATAAGCATTCAGACCAGAAATAATAACATTCATGCATTTGTCTTCGGAAGCAAGAAGACAGCAGCCTCTATTGCTATACTTATTGCTTTAGGAGGTGGAGCAGGCAATTTATACATTTCAAACAAATCTAATGTATTTACTCTTGCAAGTTGTTTTTTTGCTTCTCCTCCAAGTTCCTTGTTTTGCTGTTCTACTTGCCATACTGCCATATGGGCAAATTGCTCTAATCGCACAGCAATATGTTCAGGCATTTTTTGCTTTTGAATATTGGCTAAATGAATAGCTTCAAAAACACCAAATGTTGTACCAAATACAAAGATAAGCGTATTAATTGTTTGTGCCCAACTCATATCAACCTCCTACCAAAATGACCCATGCCACAATTGCTAATATTGCAACAAAAACCCACAATATCCATAACCAACTTTCCTGACTTCTTGGTAGTGCATACCCGAATAAGCCTGATGCTGTTTTAATGTTGTTTGTAGCAGCATCAGGCTGTAAGCAATTCACGAGAAAATGCATCATAATCTCTCCTACTGAACTTGGGCAAGCTTCATGATGGTATCAACATCATTCTTAATGCTTTGTCCAACCGTTTGAATTTGCTGCATATTGGCAACAATGGGTAACGATTGAAGTTTGGCTATCTCCCCTTGCAAGGTGGCTATCTGGGGATCTTGTCCTAGCCCACTACTGATTTGAAGCGTATACACACGATCTGCACCTGGTGGATAGCTGATCACATGATCAGGATCAAAGATAAGTACCCCGCGTTCAAATCGTTGAGTGACAACTCCAGGATGGCCATTTACGGGTATCTCGTTAGAGAGCGGAAGCCCCAAATGAGTCAGTCCACACAAATCGTTTCCTCCAAATCCCTGGTAGAAAGCAAGGATCTCACCATGTAAGGTGAAGCCTGTTTGGATGCACGTCCAAGTTTTCGTGTCTCCTTTGAAGAAGTTTGCAACGGCTCCATTAGTAAGGTCAATAGTCACGGGTTGTTCCTCCGGTGGTTGAATAGACTTTGGAAATTGGGCAAGTATTTGATCAAGTAGTCCTGGATTTTGAATAGCAGTTCCATAGTGCCAAATTGAGATTGCACTGCTTCCTCTATCATGAGCAACTTTGGCATTGACAACAACGTTGTTTGGTCCTACATCTTGCGTCATTTCTAGCGTTGGCTGGAGGCATGCTCCATTGAATTGTCCCCAACAACTAACTAGAAAGTCGTCATATTGTTGAGGCATGTAGGCATCAACACAGGGACTGAGAGCGCCTAGAACCGATTGCCAGTTCTGAAGATTTGGATCAGCCCAAGTACTCACTAGGAACACTCCTGGTGTAGGATGGATTTTGCTTGCGAGATAGCTTGCCCATGAAACTTGCCCATTCCACTCTGTTTCCATATCAGCACACACAATACCGTCTTCTGCCATGAAGCTTTGGAGAATACCAATCTCAGCATCCAAGCTATTGTAGGTGTTCCCGTAGGAATATGTGTAGGGGATGCAACCAACACCCACTGACTTGATGATGTCCCTCACTGGTCGGTAGCCAATCATACCTCCATACCATAAGTTTGTCCCGTCCGCCACTTTGACTAAGAGTGAATCCACTCCATGAGCTTTTGCGAATTGGGCAGCCTGTTGGAATTGTTGGATTGACCATCCTGCTGTGCTTGTACCGAGGAACAAAAGGTGCTCTCCTGTGACCTTGGCAACGTCTTGACATGACATTAAACAGCATCCTCACTTCCTTCAAGATCAGGTGTCACATATGGATTTTTCTTTGATCCATATGCGCTAGACACTTCCGTTGCTATTTTATTTAATTTTTGTTCTACACGATTATCTACATATTTATCAAGTGCCTCTATTAAAGCATCTATATAGCCTCCTTGAATGCAATTATAAATTTCAATAACTAACTCTCTATTGTCAGTAGTCATACATTTACCTCGCAACTATTAAAGTAGCAATTGCCAGTATTGTTATGTGACACACTTGATCACCCCAGATTGCTACATGTAACGCTACATCTCCACTGGTTGTCTGTTTGAAAAATCCTCTCCACCAGACAAGAGGAAATCTTAAATCAATTAGCAGATGGGTGATAGCAATAGGAATTGCCATCCACCAGGGAAAAATAAAAAATAGCCCTAGCAGATGGATACCAGAGTGTACCCATGCTGCTGGATGAGGGATGAGAAATAAAGGCCCATCTCCCTCTTTCTTTTGCTTAGGTGGATAGGGCACATAATTTGCCTTGTTTCGTGCCATCCAATCGGATTGAAAAATCCAATCTGCAAATAAATGCCAAACAAATGCCTTTTCAAAAATATCCAAAGTTCTCTCTCTTTTGTCATCAGTATACCCTAATTGGCAACAATTTGGATATTGCCTTGTACTATCCACCTACAAATTTTGAAACTGCTTCTCTCCTAGCTCCACAAGGTACTAACTTCTATAAATTAATATTAGTTGCAATTAGAATACTTCCCATGCCAATAAATGAACCTTTTACCTCTTTTTAAATTGATAAGGACAACATGATAAGGGTACTTCTTCCTTTTCTGTCTGATTTGAGACTAGTGATACATACATCTTTAATCTAGTCATCTGTACAACCATGTATATACATAATTCACACTCCAGCAGGCAAAGTATTTATCACGAGCACTTTGGGATTTCCAGTCCCATCATCCACATGTACCGGCTTGCCATTTAACACAATTTTAATCCACATGTTCTAACTATCAGGAGTAGCCACATCAGCAGTTTGGTAAGTATATGATGCTTTTCCCAGTACATCATGCTATCATTGCAAATCTCCCGTTACCTAACGGATGTACAGATGGGCCAATCGCCTTACCTGCATTGTAATGTGCAAGGAATCGGGCAGATGTCAGTGCCGCATTCACAAAGACTGTCGGACCAATTAGCCCAGACCAATTGGCTCCCTCGACGCCTCTGCCGATATATGCCGCGCCATACACCAGATTTAGTGCAGGCGTACCCTGATTTTGAAAGACACCGTTGACATAGAACTTTGCCGTTGTGCCGTCATACGAGCATCCAAGCAGATAGATGGTACTTGCAACAGGTGCCGCTAACGCTTGGATTTCGCCCACGCCACGAGTGAGGAACACCAATCGCTGCGCATCCCCATCAAGACCAAGACCAATACCCTGACGCGTGGCGTCGGTGCCTATCCCGAGCGCCATCGGGTAGCTTCCTGCCCCAGGCAAAGACGATGGCATTTTTACCCACTGGAGGATACTGAAAGATGCGCCTCCCGATGGAAGTCCGGTTGTGTTGAGCGTGATGGCAGAATTGGTGCCGTTGTAGGACTCCGATGTTCCCCAGGAACCGACCAAGAGATCAGATTGACCGCGAATCACAGTACCGCCAATTGTCGTTATGTGCGTGCTCATCAAATCATCGCCATAAGCAAATGGCGCAGGATCATCCAACTTGTAGAGATGAGATGGGCTATCAACCATCGCCTCTCTAATATAGCGCGAGGGCGTGGTAGCAATGGCCTGGCAAACAAGCGGCCAAAGTACAGCGGCATTTGGATCTGCTGCTTGTGGCGCATAAGCACCTCCTGGACCTCCCCAGACATAATAGTAGCTAAACCAGAGGATAAGTTGAGGCGTCATGTGTCCAAGTGCTTGATGCAACATGGCCTGCATATCAGCAAGTGTTGGATCAATGCCAGAGAAATTGAAGCCTTGTAGAACAATAGCCGATTTGATGCTTTTTGAAGTGGTAAATGCTTGAATATCCGCACTCATCAGGCCAATCGTAAATCCGGTCACACTTCCCGCCGCTAGTCCAATTGGGTATGTATCATCCCCTCCGACAGAACATGCGTCATACATGTTAGTACTGCTATTCCAGAATGTGCCTTGTCCTGATGATGTGTCCGACGTGCAAATAATCAAAATAGGCTTTATGTTATCCGCTGCAACAATTGCATCATGCATCGATTTAATGACAGTATGCGACGTGTTGTACGGCTCGTCTGCAAGGTAGTAGCCCCACGTACCGGGCAAATTTTTGACCTGATTGACTACGTATGTCGCAAACGCATTGTAAGCCGTTGCGCCGGGACTTCCTGCTTCAACGTACATCGTCGGAAACAACGTAGCAAGATTCGTAGCTGTCCAGACGGTATGGAGTGCTACTGCTACTTTCATCCCTTTTGAGGCAGCATAATTGATATAGGCAATCATATTGCTTGTATGCCCATAGCAGATGCCATAATTTATCAGGACTTTAAATCCACCCGCAGCCATCTGATCAATGCGAGGTCCCCAAACTGATTGACCTTGATCGGGATTGATATCCTCATACGTGCCGTGCCCATCTGCTGGTTGTACTATGCTCATGCAAACGCCTCCACAGTGATACCGCTCTGTCCCCCAAACGACTGCTGTGCAGGACTGGAAAAATGCAGCACGATTCCCGCTCGATCAAAGGCGAATGCCTGTCCTGGTGCAATGACATAGACCTGATTGCCGCTTACGGTTGTGCTTTGATCGAATGCAAGGTAAACATTGCTCGGTGTGTTATTTTGCCCGCTTACATGATTAAATGAGGTAGTACCACTTGCGCCAAATTTGTACTGTGTATCGGCACCATTACTAGCAGTTTGAACAGGATTGCTCCCGTACGGTGTGAGGGCAGGGCCAGCAGCAACTGACACTATCTGATCAGAGGGAAGCACTACAGGAATAGAAGCTACTTTTAATGCCTGTCCAAGCGTGAAAAGTACATCTCCAATCTGCTTCAGATTGAAATTGACAGGGGTAGTTTTATTGTTATTGCCATCAGTAGTGGTATTTGTTGATCCTTGTGCCAATACAGGATCAAAAGTACCAGGAACAATAGATGTTGGTAAAGGCATCGTATCAGTGCCTAGTGGAGTGTTTCCAACTCCCATAATACTCTCCTTCCCCCTTGCATGGGTTACACTCCTACGGGAAGTGCATTTACTACAAGTACCTTAGGATTACCAGTTCCGTCATCTACATGTACAGGTTTTCCTCCTAACATGATTTTAATCCATATTTGACTACTGCCAACAGTATCAACATCAACAGATTGATATACATAAGAAGCTTTTCCATTATCTCTAGAGTCAATTGTCCAGGGTCCTGTACATGTTTTAATGGTATTTGTTGCAGTATTAAACAACTTCATTGTAATAGTAGTACCTAATATACTCATAAACCCATTTTTATGTGCAACATAGATAGAAAATGGGTTTGAAGTATCGCCCACAAAAATAGGACTATAATCATCTACAGGTATCACAGTCGTCATACATCACCTCTCGTATAATATTATATCACCACTACGTGTATAAAAAGTAACATTTATATCAATTGGAATGAGTGGAGAAGGCAATGGGATAATTCCTCCAACAACCCTTGGGACATATCTCTTACCAGTCATATTTGACAAAAACACAGGTCCCCCAATTACTCTTGGTACATATCTTCTCATATCGCCTCTTTCTCCCCTTGCAAGGGATTATGGTGTATTCCCCATTGGAGGAATTGCATCTACAATTGACTTTACAGTAGGATGAGTCCCTTCTAACGCTTGTGTTTCAGTTGCAATGTATTCTGCAAATGTTCGCAAGAACTTTGATATCACCACAACCTTATCAGTCTGGGCTCCTGCTGTTTGAACCTGAGAAATCAAGTTAAAGCCATCAGTTGAAAACTGATTTCCTTGAATCTTGGCAATATCATCCTGAGCTTGCTTTCGTTTACGAAGCTGCACAAGTGCTTGATCAAAATTGCTTGATGAGAGCGGTCCTAGAGCAACTAAAGCTGCCTCAGCATCTGCTATATCTTGTTGATCTGATTGGAGTGTCATAGTATCAACTCCCATTTAAAGCTTGCACTAATGTCTTTTGCCAAGAACCAAGTGATGGTCCCTCTACACACGTTATTTGCCAGTAGTAGAGCATCGATGCTTGATTGCCTACAAGGGTTATTTCTGGATGAAGATCCATATTTGTGATGAGCATAGCCGCGTCGTTTAATTTATGCTCAGGAATGAACACGGCAATATATTGACCTACTGAGAGTCCCGTGCGATTGGTTTTAAAGATAAGTGTGCGACCAATCACCCCATTCTTTTGAAGCAACCCATCTCCATAGGCATTTGCAGAGGGTACATCAAGCTGCATGGCTGTTATGTCTTCAACATTCTCAACAATGCCTGAGCCGCCTGTGAGAGCCGCGTACTGTGTCTGTGAAGTCGTACCTGGAAATTGACCGGTGTTGTTACGCACAACCTCCGTTGTGAATTGGCCTGTGTAGCTAATGGTGAAACTATCAATATTAGACTGGAGAATTGTCCCTGATGAATCTTGAGCAAGCGACGTGCTACCAAGGGCATAATAGAAATCTTTCCCTATATCGATACCTTTTTGACCGATGGTTTTTACTTCTCCATTGAGAAAAATTGTCGGGGTTTGTCCAACTACAGGAAACTTGAGTGTCCAGGAAGTTGATTTTCCATCACCTGGATGTTTCTCACTCATTGCCATTGTTGCTAATACACCTGTTAAGATCTCCCTATTTCTATAGAGATCTCCTGAATTCTCAACTGAAAGCGACGCGCTCCCATCGTCTGGATAGAGCACATCCTTTGATGTAAGTATCCAAGGAGCAGGAATGGCAATTCTAGGACCAGCCAACATATTAAGATTAGGATCGATTTGCCATGTCCAATTGGCTTTCTTGGCTATATCATCCATATTTGCTGAGAGGTAGGTTCTTTTATAGTTGACCGTTGGAATAATTGGACCAAGTGCAATATTGGGATGAAGTGCTACAAGCGTTAAATCTGTTAATTGAGGCGTGACTGTTGGATCTGTTGAAGTTAATGTGACTTTGCTATAAAGGTTGACGCCTGCGAGAGATTGCCCAAGAGGCTGCATTCTGAAGTTATAAAAATGGGCATTGCCAGAAACATTGATCATGCCAGACTTGCCAGGACCAGCTAGAGCACTATCAGTTGCAGTCAAAACAATAGATCCATCAAACCAGATAGTGATGGCAGTGCCTACCATTGTCACCCGAGCGCGGTATGCTACACCTCGTACAAACGTGATAGCAATTGTAGCGCCGATCTGAGTCTTGACATTTGCCACAACCTTATATAATTTCAAAGCATTGGTTGATCCTGCACTGGAGGATGCATCAAAGATATCAAGCTCGTAGAAATTGCTAGCGTCTGTCTGTCTCCAGACAATCCCTCCGCAATCGACTTGATCAGTGTCAAAAATCCAATCACCATCTTTGGTAGAAGTTGTTGGTTGAAATGTAAGTGCTCCAAGGGAGAGAAATGTAGAGGGAGAACTTTGATTGTTAAAAGATGTTGTTCTCCAACCAGCAGTTCGCACGCTATTTGATATTCGTATTTCATCTTCCAAACCAAGATAATATCCAAATCCATCAGTACGTCTTCCAATATTAAAAAGAGAAGATGTACCTATTGATAGAGAAAGACTTCCATTATTGGGAACTGTCACTCCATTAACATCAAGTGTTACCGCATGAGTGGATGCCGTATATGTACCTTGCAACATAAGCCAATTACCAGTAGGCCATGTTTGATTGCTTATAATATGCTGTCCTGTTGAGTCATTCACAGCAAAAGCAATTGTCCCTCCTCCAGCAGCATCCAACACAAATTGATAGACATTGGTACCATCAATATTATTGATTAATATCCTTGGATCAGAACCATTAGCATCAAGCGCAAAAGAATCTGTGTTTACCCATACCTCAACCGTCTTATCACCTATAATATCTGTTACAGCCCCATGCGCTACACTAAGATATTGTGTTAATCCATCAAACGTAAGACTTCCATCAATTTGACCAGCCCCTTGCAAGGGGGAGTTGTGCTGTGTAGCTGTTACAGCATTAGAAGTTGAGTCACTTTGGTTTGCTCCAGTAGCCTCATCCATATGCCAGACAGCTTTATAATTGCTATCCCATACAGCAGTTACATGCTCTTGAGTTGTTGATATACCAGGATTACAGAAATATATCCAAATTATGGTATCTACGGTATGGGATAGTGTTGGTATTAACACATACATTTCTATTTCACCAGTAGATGCATTATAATTTTCTATTTCATGATTTAATTGTGTTGTTTCATCTGCACTTACAAAGATAATATCAAATCCATTCACATTCTGAACAAAACCACTGGGAATAACGAGATTGGGATCAATGAAAGAAACCAATAGAGGATAATTTGAAAGATCTGCACCTCCAACGACTTTAGTATGATCGATAATTATCTGTTTCTTCACTTGATAACCAGTATTAAACCAGACACCAGTATACAACTGCATATCGTTGCTACCACCTGAAGCAGTAACTCTTGAATTGGCAGTATCCCATGTCCAAGTGGATGCTGATCCTCCAGTCCTGGCAAGATGTGCATAAGCAGGAGAGTCATTGGTTGCAAACGTATCAAGAATTGGTAAAGGTTGTGTTACAAGGCCAGAGATAACAACACCAAGTAAACCAAAGATACCTGAGTAGGTGATGTTATCTAGTGAAGTGGCAAGTGCAAATGATGTGTTTGGTGGAGTAACCACATTCCAGGAGGCCGTTGCACTCCCACAAATAAGAGCAGGTGCCAAGGATAGTACAGGGGCTATTCTTGTCCCTGTACTATTGAACTGTCCTAGAACACGACACACTAAATATTGAATTTGAGGCATAATAGCAGCCGATTGTGTTGAGAGTGTCACTCTAAGCTGTAGATTAACACCACTAAGGGATTGACCAGCAGTTAAATTTGGAATAGGACCACCGTTTGTACACGTTTGCCATGTACTTCCTCCATTAACAGTACTCTCAACAAGAATAGTGGTGGATTGAGGATTAATTGAGACATCTTTCCACGTGACAACAGAATTGCCATATGTCCCCACGCTCGTCAAGCTTGTGCTTGCAGATACCCACGTCCCTGATAATCCTGTTACAGTTACACCAAGATTATTAAATTGCCCCTGATAGCCTGCGCTTGAACTTACATTTGATGTTCGTAGTCCTATATTTCCCGCTGCCGTATATGTTGAGTCATTTTGATTAATATAAAGAACGTCATCAATATATATTTTATGATTAGATCCAACAACTAATACTTTTAATCTATGCCATCCACCAGTGGCAATTGGAACACTGGCAATGACAATTTGTGTTCGTGTCCCATCTGATGAAGCTGATGTATTTGATCCTTTTTGAAGTGAAACGCTACCTGGATTGCCTTGTATAGCTTGCACTGCATAAGCATAATCAGAATCCCAATTCGACCAGCCAGTAGTGCGGTATACAATGCCGTTTATCCCAAAGCTAACATCTAAATAGAGATCAACTTCAAGCAAAAAGTCTTGCCACGAACCAAGAAAATCAAGCCGAGAACGACCTTCAATACTAATCCCCATCCCAATCCAGAAAGATTTATAGTTCACGTGTTGATTAAGATTTGTACCTGGACCTGTACCTTTATTGCCAAAAATGGTCATTCCACTGAGATCAGCACCACTCCAATTGCGTACTGCTCCAAGCAATGACAGGACACCATTATTTACCTGTGTATTGGTGAGGGTTCCTGCATTCCACTCTCCAGTTGTTGAAGCTGATAATTTCACATCTGATTTTGTTGCTGTATACGATGGATTAATAACTGCTTCCATAAAGCTGAGAACTGGTGGAGTCTCAGGAGACGCGCCTGATGTTTGCTGAAATGTTTGCCTGAACTGAATGGAAAAACCAGCAACAGACAAGCCAGCAAGCAATGAAGGCAATGCAGCATTATTGGTGCACGTAATGTATGAGTTACCACCATCAATGCTATATTCCATTAATGTGTTTGTTCCTGCTGGATTTGTTGCTATCCAATTCAGAAAAGAATTTCGGATGATCTTTGCAGCATCTATACTGTATGAGGGACTTACACGCTGAGAAAGTGAATAACAATCATAGGTATTCACAATAGAAATTGAAACATTAGAATAACCTGAATTTTGCAATTGTCGTGGAGGATTAACGTTAAATGTCCCATTAAAGAATGTATTAACAACTGATGTTCCATCAGTTTCATAGATGTTTTTAATATACGTTGTATACGTACCGCCCTTATCTCCTTCAAACACTACATCCACATGCGAAATAGTTTTCCCACTTAAATTATCAAGCAAGAACTTCCGATGTCTCCACTTTCCATCTGCATATCCTTGCTGGTCATACTTCGGATGAGGTGGTATATTCTGATCGTCCCCGTAAGGATATGGATTCCCGCCTACGGAGTCTCTAAGCGTCGTACCATCAGTACAAATAATATCAACACCAGACTTTATTTCAGGCGATTTCGGATCAATCCAGATATCATATTCAAGGTATCTGCCTGAAATAATGCCTATACTTCCTGATGAAAGTATTTCAATATAAGCATAAGCATTTCCATCTTGCGTAAGACTCTCAGTACCAACAAATTTGATAGTAGGAGTGGGAATAGGAATAAGAGTATTTCCTGAAACTTGACAATTAACAAGTGTTCCTTGCCCAAAGATAGAGCCTGTATTTTCAAAAATTGTCACCTGACTACCAGCAGAAGCAAGTTCAAGATCACCTCCAAGATTGATTGTTGCAACTAATCCATTTAGTGTACCCTGGCTAAATTCTACTTGTGTATTATCTTCTCTTATAGCATAATTTGCTGTTACCCCTTCTGATGATATTGTATCATTTACCATTCCTGCAACGATCACACCTGCATTTTGATTTATATATATTTTATTGGTTGTTCTCTCATCTGCTGCTTGATGCATATCATCACAAACAATATCGTGATGCATCATAGTTCCAGTTCCTATCCTATACCGTAAAGCAGTACTGACTGTTCCTGTAAATTTAATAGTTGATGCTGAGTCTGTGAGTGTGACTTGTTGACCTTTTTGAAAACTAAAGACATTGGTAGGATCAAGAACAGTAAATGTAAGTTTTGAACGTTGTTCTACTTGCGGATTAAAATCAAATGATCCTTCTTTAATATCATACGTTACACCAACTATTTGAATTGTAAAAGTGAGGACACTCATTTTTTCAAACCATGTCCTCTCAACTCTTTCTGAACACGCTTCATTGTGCTATTGGTGATGTCTTTTCCATCAAGAGTGATGGTGATGTACGTATCACCATGATTCCCCCCTTGCAGGGGGGTGCCTGTGGTTGCTGTACCTTTCAATCCTAGTGAAATGGGCTTCGTGAGGTTATTCATAGCACCTGTAAGCAGTGGTGTACCTGCAAGCATTCCCTGGGCAATCTGGTTACTAATCTCAGTACCTTGTTGTTGAAGACCCACAAGAGGTCCAACTTTAGCAGGAGAGTGGGGGAGATGTGCAGATATCCAAGAAGTCACGTTTGTGACAGCATCAGTGACAAAATGAATAGCATTTGTTATTCCCGTTCCAATAGCTTTACAAATATTGGCACCTGCACTTAATGCATCACTTACAATAGTATTCCATACATTTTTAATTGTACTTACTATATTGTTAAATATGTTACCAATACTATTTAAAAGATTTGTAAACCACGATATTGCACCATTTACAATATCTGGAATAACTGATCCCCCTATCAAAAAATGGAATAGCCATGTAAAGAAATCTCCTATCGCATGACAAACCGTTCCTATCAACCACCCTATCCAGTTCATAATATCCCCCCAGTGCATAATAGCCAGGATGATAAGTGCAATAATTCCGATTGCTAACAAAACAGGCCACATAGCAAAAAGAGTTGCAGCACCAGCAGCAAGAGCAGCAACCGCCCAAGCGCCAAACGCAATAACAAGAGGAACCCCAATAACAAAGGCAGCAGCTAAAAGGACAGCTTTTAGAGCATCGGCAGCTAATTTATTCTTTTCAAACCATTGAACAACACTTGTAACAATATTAATCACAAGAGTAAGAGCATCGGTAACAAGCCCAATAGCAACAGTAAGAATAGTTAAAGCGATATGCCAAAATGTTGTATTAGAAATGAGTGGCAAGAGAACTTGTCCTAGATGCTGGAGTGCAGTCCCTAATGCTTCAAATTTTGGCTTAAGATAATCAATAATTGGCTTCAGCTTATCCATGATGTCGTGGGCAGCTTTTCCTGATGTAACCCAACTGCCAAAGGCAACAATAAGAGGTGTTATTGCAGTGAGTAGATTGCCAAGTGCAGGAAGTAACAATGTTCCTAGCTGAATAGCTACAGATGCTACAGCAGCTTTTGCTTGATCCATTTTAATATTGAAGTTTGATTGCGCCGTCTCCCATCCAAGTACAGCATTCTTATTTTTCTGCATAGCATCAAGAATAAGAGCCGAATTCTTTGTAAAATCTTTCATATGATCGCCCGTCAACGCTGAAAATGTCGAAAGTGACCGCAAACCTCCTACCATATCTGCAACAGCTCTGTTAAATGGCACACTTCCCTCCGGTCCCACTTTCTTTGCTGCATCAGCTATCATCTGCAATGCGCCTGGAAGACTCACTTTCATTTCATCGGCAACGGCAACACTATTCAACCCTAATAACTTCATCTCATCTTTGGCCTTGCCTGTAGGATTTTCAAGTGCCATCATCATAAAACGCAATCCAGTTGCAGCACGAGCAGCAGGTATCATAGCATTCGTTTGTGTCGTCATAGCTGCTGCCATATCATTAAAGGAAATTCCTAGAGATTGAGCAATTGGATCAACAGGCCCCATAGAAACTGCCAGGTCCTCCAGCGTAATTTTACCTTGCTGTACAGCAGTAATAAGTCCATTCATATATTGCGTAGCATTAAATGTTTTTGTCCCATAGTTAGTCATTACTCCACTGAGTGTATTTGCCACCTCCACTACATTTGCTTGTTCAATTTGAGCACCTTCGGATGCAACTTTTAACGTATCAAGAGCTTGTCCCCCACGTTGACCAGATGAAATAATGAGATACATAGCAGAATTAAGACCCTCAGCTCCATTGGTAAGTACTCCCGTAGCAACAGATGTTGCGAGAATACCCTTGCCCATTGTTGCCATGTTGTCAGTGACATCACCCGCGCCTGTTTTTAATCTCGTTACTCCTTGCTCAAAATCACCAGCCATCTTGACAGATACAGCAGCAACACCAGCAGCAGCAACGCCAAGAGCAGCAAGTGCTGTTACAGCATTGCCTAATCCTGATGTTTCTGCTACATATTCAACTACCATGGTCGCTAGTACTGGCAATTAATCATTCTCCCGCTTGATCTGCTTCAATTGCTGCAATCAACTCATCTGTGATATCCTCGTCATCACTACTACTGTTTGATTGTCCTTTATTTGCTTTCTCCGCTTCCTCATCTTCTATAGAAAAAATGGCAGCCCAATCGGTGATCTCTTGGCTGCCAATACGCGTTAGCATCTCTTCTACCGTCATACCTCCTATTTCACGTGTTATTCGATAATGAAGGCGTCGCTCTCCACTGTTCTTGCTTCTAAAGAAGGTTTTTTTTCCTCAACATCTTCTGGTCTCAGTCCTGATAGCTCTGCTGCTGGCTTATTTAAAAGCTCAAGAATGTTACCTGGTCCTGCATTCAAAGGTCCCATATCTGCAATGTTATTGAATATAGGCTTACCTGCACGAGGATGCTTAGGTTTTCCATTAGCTCCTGGGAATTCATGAAAATGGGGGTGATCTAATTCAGGTAGATTAGCAGGATCAGGATAACGAACTGACAAAACAACCAACATTGGATACAACTTCTCAAGATTGACCGTTGCTTTCTTCCCATCAATCTCTGTACACTGCTGAAGCAGTTTTGATCGTTGTGAGCCCGTCAATTCACGAACTGTTACCCAACGGTTCCATCGCTCGACCCAGAATGGCCGTTGCTCTAGTGGCGTCTCAAATGCTATTTGTCGATAATCATCAAATTGTTCTTCTGTCATCTCTATAAGCTTTCTAACAACTAAAGTAACAATAACAGTAAAAATAAATGCTAATAGCACATTCAACATAATTAGCTCGTTGTAAGCACTAACTGACCATCAATAATAAAATCAAGATCCTCCATTTCAATCTCTTTTAATGGAATTTTCATACCATCCTTCGTAAGTTTTCCATATGCCTCTAATCTTGGGAGTCCCGTTGTTGCATCTTGTACCATGGAGAGGATAAGCGTATCATCAGTGCTGATTGTGAAGAGATTGGCATAGGTGTTATCTGCCAAGAACTTGTTTATTTTGATGCTTCCTCCTGCAAGTCCAGGGAGATATGTTTTCCAGTGAACAGGAGAGCTTGTAACTGTCATACTAGTAGTCTCATGACATGTTCGTGAGACATCTGGAGCCCATTCTAAAATGTCCCCCACTGCTGTATAGGGAAGATACGCACCTGTTACTCTACATCCAGCCTGCGTACCAAGGAATGCATTTGTAAATCGAACAACTCCACCAACATACTGAATAACGTTGTTACCTACTTGAGTTGTCCAAGTTGCTCCACCTTGTGCTCGCGTGATGGAAACTGAAGGAGACGAACCACCTGTCAAGCTATTAGTTGTTAGTGTGATAAGAGCTTGCGATGCAAAGCCAAGCGTAGACACAAATTCCACTGTGTAGGGAGTAGCAGGACCAGGACCTCCTGTTACCAGACATTTTCCTGCTGTAATACTTGAGAGAGCTTGAAGTCTTGTTTGAACCGTTGACGCTGGATCATTCCAATTGATCGTAGCAGTGGTTTGACCACCAAAGGTAAGCGTATAAGTTCCACCAGTAGGACTGCCTGTTACTTGGATAGTTTGAACCTCGTCATACTCAGCTTGAACAGTCCAAGACGCCGTGCGATCCCAATACCGCTTGGTTGGAATGGCAGAACTATTGAAGTTCTGATGATCACCAGGATCAGTCAATGCCTGTGTTGTAAGTGCAACATTAGGAGTTGATGTAAGCAAAAGTTGCGCTCGATTCCCATGAACAGCAGTCATGTCAAACTCCTACGTGTAGGTTACTGCACCTGTTACCACCATATCCCATGACACTGTTTCAGGATCTTTCAATGGTGCTTTTGCTGCAAATTTCTCAACAAATGCATTAAAACCAAAGTTATGCGTTGCACTCAAGTTGAGCACCATTGCAATTGCAGCATCGGTTGTCAGTGAATTAAAAAGAACAACTTGACCATTGGTATCTGTCATGTCAAGCCGTCCTTGAAACTTGACTTTTGCGCCAACGAGACCAACCATAAACGCTTTCCATGGGAGAGAGCCCAAGGCAAACTTGGTGATGTCATGAGAGGTTCGATCTATGTCCAATTGCCACTCATCAATTTCTGCTACCGTGGCAGCAACAACTAATACATTTCCACCTTTTCCGTGTAACGCGGCCATTTAAATTGCCTCCGTTAAAACTCGATAACGATCAGTCATATGCCATTTATTGATATTTGACGTGTTATCTGGTAGTATTTGACCATTATCATACAAACAAGCAATAGATCGAAATACACCTCCTAAAAGCGTTAAAGTCGGAGGTCCTGATTGACCGTCATCAAGTACATTAAATATCGCATCGTGCATTTTTAATATCTCAGTTTTTCCTTGGTATTCACTCCATCCATGTATTGTTGCAACAACATCTTGACCTTTCTTTCCAAATACATTAGCAGGAGTTGACACTGACTCACCAAGTACAATATAAGGTGGATTAAGACCTACTGGTACATTATTTTCATCAAATACTGCTGCTTTGCCATCTGAGTATGGAAACACTGCAATGCAACCCGCGTCATTCCTAAGTGCAAGATATATTGCATCCCATACCAATCCTTCAGATGTTATTGTTGGCATTTATACACCTGAATGTGCTAATATCATTGATACCCATTTATTTTTATTTGCTTCAGATGCATTAAATAAGTATGGACGAGCCTTCATTTTCCACGTCCCGTTATGGACAAAAATGCTATACGGCACATTCATATTGCCTATTTGACGCTTGCCAGGACTGGCATAGACTTTGATGTCATCTTGGAGTGCTCCGGTTGCAACGGGACAATTATTCTTGGCATCGGACTGAATAAGATCTGCAATCTCATCTAAATCATCCTCAGAGGCCCTTATAATTTCAGCATTTGCTGCAACTGCCAAAGCCGCCAAGTCCGGTCCTGTAATCTTAGCAATCATATTCATATCAATTCCCCTTGCAAGGTGGTTAGAGTACTACCCATAAAAATCCGGTTCATAATGAGTAGCAACCTCTTCAGCACTTCTTGGATGGTTCCAGGAATGCTTCTCAGGACTGGTATTATGTGGTACGTCTACCACTTCAATTGGGTAGCTATCAATAATTATATCAAGACTTGCCTCTCCATTTTCATTGACACTCTTGATAACTGCTTCATATATTGCGCCATCCTGATCAACATAGAATGCCTTATCACCCTCGTTTGTTTCTTGGTTGTTCACCATCATGCCATTGTCCTCTTCTGTATGATAACGCTCGTAAATATCTGGATCGTCTTTTCCCCATAGGGAGCAAGTACACGATAAATCACATTATTAATTGTTACCTCATCATTTACCATGATATCCGTTCCAAATGGCGTGTGCAGCGTTCTTGCATCTATGCCAACATTTTGACCAGCCAACATTGACTGCACTGGCATTGACAATCCAACCATTGCGCATGGAATATTGTCTGCAATATCGATATAGTTATCAGGACTTCCACCCTTACTATCAAATGTTTGGCTATCACGCTTGATGGTGCATTTCTTGTCAAATACAACTGCATAGGCATCTGTCCTCATTTGAGCAAGTTCAAGAGTCATTAAAGTATTCATGTATATTTATCCCTGTTTCGATCCCGAGCTGTAGTAGTCAATATTTCGAGGCTCAAGATTCAAGGCTTGATTAGCCTCGCTTGCAACAAAATCACCACGTTTCATTGTGATGGTACGAGGCCTCTGCTTTCTTCTGTAAGTTTTTGCAAGATTTAACAACGCCATTACAGCTTGCCCCCGTTGGATGGTCTGACCATCCACCGTCATGCTCACACGCAATGCCCATTGTGCAGCTTGGCGCTCTAGAATATCTGCTGCACTACGATAGACATCATATATCTTTCCAGTGATAAAAACTGGAGGAAACTCATTTACAGCAAACTGAAAATGTCCTGCTATCGGCTCTACAAATGATGGTGTGATAGCTACTGTCAAGTATTGCTTCAAAACATAGTCCGTTTCCCATCCTCCATATTCACTGAAGTAGTCCAAGTACTGAATTGTACTTCCTGAAAACGTTGGCTTCTCAGTTAAATGACCGTTGTATACATCTATACGCCCCTCGTCTAATACATCCTGGATTTGATTATCAGACCACACTTGCCCACTGCCAGCAGGCAAGTTGTCGTTGGTCAAATCCCGTATTCTTGAAATGAGAGCAGCCATAGATGCACGTGCCATACTTACTCACTTTACGTTCACTAGGGACGACCAACTACCAATGCACCACTATATGTAGTGGTAGGAGTAGTTGGTGATCCAGAAAGAGTTGCTGACAAACGGATTTGAGTTCCATTAACAACACTAGTAGGTGAAATACTAAATGGAATAAAGATTTCACCACTTTGAGCAGAAGCAGTGAGCGTGATGGGAGGAGCAACAAAATCGACATTCCATGTAGTAGGGACTCCATCATAGCATACGTCTATGCTGAAGGTCCATACTCCACTTCCTGATGCCTGTTGTGTTGCTGAATAAATCACACGTGCTACAAGTCCCCTACGTGGTGTACCACCAGGAAGAATAATCGCTGCACCATTAAATGTAGCCGTTTTAGTCACACTTGCTTGTAAAATTAGGTTGGAATCTTGTGGCATAATCGTTTCCTTTCTGGGCTACCCTTTGCCCTTAATTGAGAGGGTAGTCGTTAAACTACACCCAGAAGAAACCACTAAATCAACTTGGATCTGATCTCCAAATGAAACATTTGTAGGAAGCCCCGCTCCCACATTTATTGAAAAAGTATCTGCTGGTGAAAAGTTATGAGTCCCTATTCCAAGAGTAGTCTCATCCAATTCTAATATTCCCTTGAGGAAATAGAGATTGCCATCAGCACCAATTCTACTAAGATTAAAACTAACACTATCATTAACAGCTACAAAAACTACTTGAGTAACAGACATATCTATCGCTAACTCATACAAATCTCCAACATCAAGAGAACTAGATGAATAAGATGATACAACCGACAGGGATGTATTCAAAACTGTACGTGTATCTGATTTCATATGCCTACCCTAAGTTCAAACCATACAATCTTGCTAAACTACGTGTACTATTATTCATCATACCTACAGCCCATGAAATGCTGGTTCTATAGATTACATCGTTATTCAATAATCCAAGATCACGAGCATTTATTTCGCTAAACTGCCATGCATGCATGTGGTCTGCGCTTGTGTTTACAGCATAAATACTGGTGTAGGTAGTACCTCCAGTATTTCCGTTCACATCCTCATTCTTAGGAATTATTCTGGTAACCTGATCTGCTTTATAGCCAGGATCACGAATAGTGGCATTTTTGTACATTTCAATACTGCGATCAAACATATCTTTCGATACATCAAAACCACCACTAGTACCCAATGCTCTAATCGCAAAATTAACACGACGCCTTGCTACTTCATTCATGTAAAGAACAACACCTGTACCCGTTGGAGAGTCTACTGACCACAAAAGCTGGTCAAGGAATTCAATGAGGATGTTGCCATTGGAGATAGTAGCAGCAGTGGTAAGAGCTGCTTGCGAAATGTCTAAGCCTGAAGTACCGGCCTTGATACTGTTCTCAGGACGTACACCAAAGATCCCGCCATTGTTTATCCTAAACTTAATACCTACTGGAGCGTTGGCATTTCCTGCAATATGATCGTTGTTAAAAAACTTATCGTTCATATCATAGGTATATGCCTTCATGTACGCTTCTGTTTGTGTTGCACGCGGATCTTGAATACTGTTGACATCTTCAACGTAGAGCTTATCTACATCGATATAGTTTCTGATGACATACACTTGCTCTGCATACGGGGTCGGCGTACCACGTGTGGTCACGCCTTCAGAGTTGAGTGCAGACCAATTGACGCTTGGAAGATTGCCTTCGAACCTGACACCATTGGCTATCATGGTTGCCTGTGTCAAAATAGGCATATCTTGAAGGACGTTACCCGATTCTATGAGGGAGTACGTAATTGCACGTACCATCGGAGAGTTGGAATTAAGAGCGTAGTCCGCTAGACTATACGCATTGGAATCAATTGCCATAGAAAAAGGCTCCCATTTACTTTCAAGTAAAAATGCTTCTGGGAGCATCGCGCTACCTGAAGTTAATGAGTGCCTATCGCAGGCTTTCATTCATACCCGTCGCAGGTATTTATGAAGAAACTATGTGGATCTTGGTCGAGGCCCGTACGCCTCGTTAAACGTTATTTTTCTACCTGACTGAAGTGTGTTCGGTGCTGAGATACTTGAGCGACCTGGATTCATGGCAGGCGTGCTAGGCGGTCTCTGATTATTAGCAGTTTGAGCAGGTGTTGTTTGCTCGGGTGGCAATTCTTCCTTGGGTTTCAGCAAAAATGGATTGGACTTAGCTAAATCCTCCAACGCTTTCAGTAGATTCGTCGGGAGTCCATTTTCGTCATACTCAAGCTCAATCACCTTTGCAACAATCTCAGGATTGATAAAATCCATCGATTTTGCTGCTAACTTTACCTCTGCCATCACAAGTTGCTGTCTCAACTGCTGAACTTGTGCCTCAACTGCTGCTTTCTCTGCTGTCGCTCGTTCAACATCTTTCTTTGATTTTTCAATCTCTGAAAGCGTTGCCTCACTAGCTACTCTCTCTTTTTCTTTGTATGCTGCTAATTCTTTCTCAGCAGCCGTGAGAGATTTGCCATG